CTGGTATACTTAGACTGGCAAGTAAACCGGCTTAAAGCCAAAGACTTCGCACCGGTATAATACACCATGGATCTCAAACTCATCATTGACCATAGATGACCGGTGGCCAATATAACGGCCAAAATGAGTACGCAGAGGCTGCATTACTTCTACATCGTCACTATAATCTTTATTCTCAAACTCTTCTTCAGAGACGGGATCAATAAGCATGGGCCCCTTGGACCAAGAACCAAAGACATTTTGAGTACGCTCAAAGGCATATTCCAATGCCGCATCAGTATTCATGCTCGGAAAAGCATCAACATTTGCAATATGCACGCGCCCACCCGAGAGTTCGTCGATATGATAAACTGCCACGATAGCCATTAGTTTTTTCCTTGTTTCCTTTGATATCCCATCATACCATGGGAACGAATTAATGTCAATCCACTCTCAGGCGTCAGCGGCCCGAAGCTGCTGACTCATATGCCGGTATTCATCTCTATAGATCTCAAGATCTTCTTCGAGTTCTTTAATGAGCCTCAGGGCTTTTTCATACTTAGAGGTGTGGAGTACTACCCAACCACTCTGAGTACCACAGTAAGGCTCAAGTAGTTGAACTATCTTACTCATGCCGTTTCCCTTATTTCCTTTGATGTCCCATCATACCATGGGCTGGAATTAATGTCAATGGCCTGAGCCAAGGTTACCCATTCTTGAGGCAGGTAACCTTGGCCAGGGACTCGAACCGAGTTGCATTGGCTCGACGAAGCTTAGCAATCTTGAGAACCATACGAAGACTGGTTTCACGAAGACGGTCGAAGTTCTTAATCACGAAGTTCATGACGTCAGACTTCTGTTCTTCAGTGTAGTCATCGAGAAGACCAGCTTTGACGACTTGCTTGATACGGATGAGGTAGTCACGCTTAGTCTTCATGGCGAGATCGATGTAATGGGACCGAGAAACAAGAGCACCGAAGTGAGGTGCAAGCTTGTGACCCTTGTCGATCATTGCATCCATGTCGTAGTTGGTAATAAAGATGACAGTACCTTGGAACTGGAAGCGACGAGGAATGATGTCGCCATCTTGGTCCTCAAACTTAGCTTCAGTCATCCAAGAGATCATACGCTTGTCAGACGAGTCAGTTGCAGCCTTGATAAGGTTAAGAGACACATCGTCGAAGAAGATGCTGTCGGCATCGTCAAAGACCACGACACAACCGGGATGCCTATGCTCATAAAGAGCACGAAGCAGACCAGTAGCACGAACATAGCCCTTGATCTGAGTACTACGGATACCTTCCGGATCATACTCATTCAGCACTTGCTCGACAGTAAACGACTTGCCGAGACCAGCAGGGCCAGAGACGATGAGACCACGAATGGTACCATCTACTGCGGCATATGCAAGATCGCTGAGAACAGTGAAGCGTTCATGCAGCTTAGCTTCGATTTGCTCATCCGTTTCATTAGAGACAGCTTGAGCGAAAGAAGAAACGTTACGAGCTTTGTCACGGTTATAAACGCCACGAGGCATATTGAGATGTCCTTTGTTTGGTTGGTTTGATAAGGCTATTATATCTGGTAGGCTAATTAATGTCAATACCGCGGAGCTAGATGATCCACATCAGCTGATCCGACTGACATCATAATCACGACTAAGATAAGCCCAGCTATGGCAAAGATCACAGCTGCAGCCTCAAGGGCAAACCTAATGTAGCGGTTCATGTGGATTCCTTTTCCTTTTGTAAGACCATTCTATATGGTAGGCCAATTAATGTCAATGGGCTCAGACGTAATGAGTCAGATTGTCAAACTCACGTCCGGCGGGCCAGGTCCATACAGTATACACAGCTAGCTTAGCCCACACAGCACAATCACGCCGAGTAGTACCAGAGATAGAGTTCCACCGACCAGAAGTCTTGCCATAGTTATAGCGAGGGCCAACATAAAAAGTCTTGACCTTATACTTCTTGCCAGTGACTTTACTCAGCTTATTCAGCTCAGCCTTAAGTACATCTCGAGCATAGTCGAGTTTATGGATAGGGATAGGAGTGTAGCCAACTGGAGTTTTGGGAGTGTAATTCTTCATGCTTCCATTCCTCTTTTGTAAGACCATTCTATATGGTAGGCCAATTAATGTCAATCCGCCTTGTCGTTTTTATGACGAGAATGACGACTGAAGCTGCCCTTTCCCTTTTTAGCCTTAAAGATCAAGGCCTTATTGGCTTTATGGGCATTCTTGGCTATTGGGTTCTGGCTCATGTTCCAATTCCATAATTAATTCCATAAGAGTATTATATTAGGTAGGCCAATTAATGTCAATATCTTTTTTTTCTTATAAATATTAAAATATGGGAGTTTAATATGGCAACTTTAAAGACCGAATATCAAGTTCAACCCACATTATACATAGATATACCTACGAACTTCGATATTCATCCAGTCAAAGGCGATATTGTTTTAATAAAAAATGATGAAGCCGTCAAGCGTTCTATTATTAATATTGTAAGAACATCTTTATTTGAAAGACGTTTCCGCCCAGATTTTGGCTGCAATGTTGTTGGACAACTCTTTGAAAACTTTAATGACAACACCATTTACATGGTACAGCAAAGTATTATATCAGCTATAAACAGCTATGAGCCTAGAGCTAAACTTATCGATGTTACAGTTTCATCTATTGATGGAAATGATAATTCATTAGCAGCAACAATAACATTTGCGATTAATGGGGCATCACAACAAACTACTTTAACAACCACACTTGGTGTCAGTCTTGTTAGATAAATAATTGACGCCTTCACTTATTAATTGAGATAATTCATGTCATCAAACAGTGCACTTGTAACATCTAGTTTAGATTTTGATACAATCAAGGCTAATTTAGTTACATATCTACAGGGTCAACCTCAGTTTAAAGGCTACGACTTTCTTGGATCTAACTTATCAGTACTGATAGATCTATTAGCATACAACACTTATTATAATAATTTCTACACAAACATGGCCATCTCGGAAGCATTCCTTGACTCGGCACAAATCATGGACTCAGTAGTATCCCGTGCTAAGGAACTTAATTACACTCCTAGATCTAAAAGATCTGCCACAGCACAGATTACCTTAAGTGTAACTCCACAGCCTGATAATGTTGGTAACTATCCAGCAAACATATATATTCCAAAATACTCTCAGTTCAGCTCTAGAATTGACACGAGTATCTTTACATTTACTACAGATCAAGACATTGTTCTTAATTCAGTTAATAACTATACTACATCTAATATATCTATCTATGAAGGCACTGTAGTAACAGAGCAGTTTGTATATGATAGCACATTAACTGATCAGAAGTTTTTATTAAGCAATCCTAATATTGACACAACAAGCATTTCAGTTCATGTTCTAAATTCATTAACTGATACTAATAATACTGAGTTCATTCAAGCATCTACTCTTCTTGGATATAATAATGCTTCAAAGATCTTCTTTATCCAAGGCTCATCTAATGGAAGATATGAGTTAATCTTTGGTGATGGTAATATTGGTCAAGCATTAATCAATGGTAATGTTATAAGTGTTACATATAGAGTCTGTGCAGGATCAAATGGTAACTTATGCAAGACTTTTATTCCAATCAATGGCATTGGTGGATATGGTCAAAGCCAAATAGGCGTAAAAACTGAGCTGTCTTCATATGGCGGATCTGATGCAGAAACCATTGACTCTATTAAGTATAATGCACCAAGACATTACCAAACACAGCAGCGCGCAGTAACCAATGATGATTATCGTATCATTCTTCTTCAAAAGTTTCAGAACATCAGAGCTGTGAATGTATATGGTGGTGAAACAGTATATCCTCCTAAGTATGGATACGTGTATGTTTCAGTAGATCTGAATAATGTAATAGGTGTTCCAACTAGCGTAGCAGATCAGATTGCAGCATATCTTTTAAACTATATGCCTATTTCAATTAAGCCTATTGTAATTTCACCAGATTATATGTATATTGAGCCTACAATCAATGTAAAATACAATCTAAATCTTACAACACAAAGCACCGGTGATATTCAGTCAACTATTCTTGCAACAGTTGTTGCATTCAATAATGATAATCTTAATGACTTCAATATTCTATTCAGATATAGTAAGTTAGCAGCTGCAATTGATAACTCAGATCCTTCAATCTTCAGTACTGATCTTGAAGTCCGTATGACTAGACGATACACACCTACAATAAATCAATCTGAGGTTATTTCAATTAACTTCGAGAATCCTTTAATTGCTGGTTCAGTAACTTCAACAGCATTTACATATAACAATGTATCTGGATTCTTTAAAGATATGGGTGATGGTACTATTGCAATTGTAAGTGGTATTGGAACATCCGGTGGAACACCAGTAAGTAGTTCTAAAGTATCAACACTTCAAGTTAATGTAGGTACTATTAATTATGACACTGGATTAGTATCAATTAACTTCCCAGCCGTATCTGCCTTTGTTGGAAATTATGTAAATATCTATGCTAAATCTTCTACACCAGATTTTAGTGTTAATACCAACAGCGTATTACTTATAGATCCAGTTGATGTATCAGTAAACGTAACGGCGGCTAGACAATGAATGATATTGAAAAGTCAATTGCACCATTAATTGAAGATCAGTTTCCTGAGTTTTATAAAACTGACGGTCCAAATTTTATTGCATTTGTAAAAGCATATTATGATTTCATTTCAGATGGCGGAAATGAAGCTAGAAACATACTGACTTATCGTGATATTGATACTACTATAGATCAGTTCCTTAATAAGTTTAAGGATGAGTACTTAAATGGTATTCCTTATCCTACATTTGCAAACACAAGAAATATTGTAAAGCATATTCAAGATCTTTATAAGTCTAAAGGTAGTAATCAATCTATTAAATTACTTTTCAGATTGATCTTTGGTATTGATGCTGAAATATATAACCCAGGTTTAGACATCATCAAACCTTCTGACGGTAAGTGGATTATTCCACGTTATCTTGAGTGCAATAAAAGCAATAAGTCTTTTTCATTAATCGGCCAAATCATTAAAGGATCTATCACAGGATCTACTGCATTTGTTGACTCAGTAGCAAGAAAGAAAGTAGCCGGAAAATTCTTAGATATTGTATACATCAGTGATATACAAGGTCAATTTTTAACTGGTGAGATTATCAGTGCAGATGGAACATTAGAAGATGCACCAAAGATTGTTGGATCTCTTAATGAGATCACAGTAACTAATGGTGGAACCAATAACAAAGTTGGTGATCTTCTTTCAGTTACATCGTCTGATGGTAAAGGTGGAATCGGAATTGTAACTAGTACTTATGATGGTTCTGGTATTGTAAGCTTTAACTTACGAGATGGTGGTTATGGATATGAACAAACTAACACATCGGTGTATATCTCTAATCTAGTTATTTCAGTTTCAAATTCATCAAGTTATTTCCCACCATTAGGAAGATTAATTCAACCTATGCAAGAGTTTGAATACGAGACTCTTAATGGTGTTTTATTTGCTGTAGGTGATTATGTAAATGGATACGATTCATCCAATACTATACAAGCAAATGGATTTGTTATTGCAATTAAGAATGCTACAGCTAATAGCGGTAATCTTATCATTAGTGTTACTAATGGTGATTGGAATTATGCTACAAGCTATATTGCAACAGTCAATAATACTTCAAACGCAGTATACTTTAATAGTAATGATATTACGGCATTTGCTACAGTAGTTGATTCTAATTCTTCACAAATTGGTATTGTATCAAATACTGCACCAATATACTCAAAAGGAACAGTGTTCTTATTTGAGACTAATCCTATTGGTATCATAAGCAGCAGCAATACATCTCATGTTGTCACAGGCAATAATACAGTCTTTACTGAGTTTGTTTTGCCTGGTGACTTCTTATATATTAGATCATCAAATGCAATTATTGGAACTGTTGCTTCAGTTGCAAATGATATATCTTTAACACTTACCAGCAACTGCGCTGTAACTCTTACAGCCAATACACAAATTTGGCGTGGATCAAGAATTGCTTATGCTAATACTGGATCAATATATGATGTTGCAGCATCAGGTGCTAATTTTTCTTTAGGCAGTATCATTAATCCTGAAACTATACGCATTAATACTGATATTATATCATCCAATAATACAACTAACACAAATTTTTTAGATATTCTTGTTAGTGGAAATAATTCAGGTGTATCTGGAAATAGTTATGGATTTCCTTTAAAGCCTACTGCAAATATTAATAGTGTTATCTCATCAGTTCTTAACTACAATGCTGTTACAATTGGATCAATTCAAAGTATTTCAAAGATCAATGTTGGTAGATTTTATAATGCTAGTCCTTTTGTTTATATTCGTGATAACAATATAGCAGACTATGATAGATATAATCTGCAAATAAATCTTGGAACAACTAACAATAGATTTGCTGCTAATACGTTCTTATATCAAGATCAAATTGTTAATTTCTATGATCTATTACTTGGATCTACTACTGGTACGTTCCAAATTGGTGAAGGGGTTATACAGCATACATCAAATGCACATGGTATTGTTGCAGAAATAAACTCTCCTCATATAAGAGTTAATACTGTTTCTGGTACATTTAATGGAACCGACTATATTATTGGACAAACCAGCGGTGCTAATGCTACACCAAACAGCATATCAAGCAATACAATTACAGTTCAAGCTCGAGCATTTATTAAGTCTGCAATTTCTAATACAATTGTAGTCGAACAAGAATCATATACGCATCAATTCAATACTAGTGATGCAATATACAGTATTGATGCATTAGGTGTTAAGACGGGTCAAGGAACTGTAAAAACAGTTTATACGGTACCATCTAAACAAATGGGAACAAATGCAAATGTTGTTGCAAATGTGTCTTCTTCAGTTGGAATTGCAAATACAGTTAAAGTTATTTCATCAGGATTTGGATATTCTGAAGCTATTCAATTACAATTGATTAATCTTATATCAAATAACGCAGGAATTATCTTTGGTCAAGCTAATGTCTATACAGCAGGAGTTGCTAATGGATATTGGCAAGATAATAGAGGTAAACTAAATTCTGACAAATATATACATGATAATTACTTCTATCAAGAGTATTCATATCAAATAAGATCGCGTCTTTCTATTCAAACTTATGCTGATATACTTAAGAAAGTTCTGCATGTAAGTGGAACACTTATGTTTGGTGAAGTTATTATTACTTCTGAAGATATCATAAACTTGAATACACAAGGAGTAATTATTAGTGGTGTTACAGCAAGTCCTATTCCGCCGCCCCCTCCATTATTCTTTAGAATATATCAACCATATACAACTAATGATAACTATCTCGATACAGCTCTTGATCCATTAATAGATACTGGAATTAGAGTTGCTTATGTTGGTCCATAAATAAAACAAATGAAATTGCAGAGATAAAGATGGCTATAGTATCAAACACAAAACTTTTTAATGTAACAAGTGCATTAGATTTTTATAATCCAATTAAAGATGTGTCTAACTCACAATATTACGTCTTTACTGCGCGCACATTAGGATGGCAAAATAACTTATCACCAAATGCAATCAGTATAGGTGTTACTGAAACTGAATATCAGATTTATGATGAAATGATCTTTGGTAAGATCATTAATCCACAAGATGTTGCAATTATGACCAATAGATATGATTGGGTTGCAAACACAGTTTACGCTCAATATGATGATAAAGATCCTAATCTATATCAAAAGAACTTTTATACTATTACCTCACCAGGTGGAATCAACAATCAGTATGATGTGTTTAAGTGTTTATATAATGCTAATGGTGCTCCATCATTAGCACAGCCTGTACTTTCACAAACAGATCCAACAGATGAAGCATATTATGCTAATGATGGATATCAGTGGAAATACATGTATAGTATTGATACTTCAACATATAATAAGTTCACAACAGCAGATTATATTCCAGTAGTTTCAAACTCAACATTAGCAGCATACTCAACAAATGGATCTATTGATACTATTGTTTTAGAAAATTCTGGAAATGGTTATGTAGCATATGCTACTGGATCTTTTGCTGCTGCAGGTGCTATCTATGATAGTACATATGCAATTACATTTGCATCTAATACATCTACAACAAGTACAACACAATTGTCTTATGTTGGATTAGATAATTTCTTTACAAATTCAGCCATATACATTGTTTCTGGTACCGGTGCAGGTCAGCTTAGAAATATTATAAGCTATGTTGTAACATCATCACAACATCAGATTACAGTCGATAATCCATTTTCTCCTCCACCAGATTTTACTTCTGTATACCAAATATCTCCTCGCGTTATTATTACAGGAGATGGTCAAGGTGCAACAGCTATTACACAAGTTAATCCGGTCTCAAGCGGAATTCTTTCAATTAATATCATTGATTCTGGATTAAATTATTCATATGCTCAAGTAGATATTGTAGGTAATACTGGAAGTACAAACTCAAGTGGCGGTGCTGTTGCAAGAGCTATTATTTCTCCCCGCGGCGGTCATGGATCTAATGTATATTCTGAATTATATGCAAATAAAGTTGGTGTTAGTGTAGTATTCAATGGAAATGAAAGTAATACTATTTCTAGTAATAACCAATATTCGCGCATTGGTATTATTAAACAACCACATTTTGCTAATGTAATAGTTGAATGTGTAGGTGGAGCATTTTCAACTGGAGAAACTGTCACACAAGCACAAGGCTCAAATACTGCAATATCAGTAAGAACAGCATTAGATTATAACTATGTATATACTATTCAAAACTTTATAAACTTAAATCTAACTTCACCAGTTACACTTACACAAGGTGCTAAAGTATATCAAGACGATGGAAGTTTTGCAAATGGTACAGTAACATATGTTAATAACACAACATCTGTAATTGTAAGACAAGACTTTGGGTTGTTTTCAAATAATCATAATCTTGTTCTTCTTGCAAATACAAATACTAATACTTCAATTAATGGAATATCTCAAGCATTTACATCTAATGTTTATGGTTTAGATGATAATAGTCATGCATTTACTTGCAACACATTAATACAGTCACCAAAGTTTATAATTGATGATAGACATATAAAGAACCTTGCTGAATTACCAGTAGGAAGTCAAGCACAATCTGCTATTGCATCTGCAAATTCTGTATCATTTTATTATGTAACTTTATCAAATAGTAATATAGTAACTATTGAAAACTATACAACAACCGCAATACTTGCTAATGCACAATATGTAGCAACTGGAAAATTTGTTGCAAGTAATGGAACAGCAATTCAATTAACTGATGTACTTGGAAGATTTGTTTCAGTTGCAAATGCAATAGGTACTACATCAGGATTATCAAGACAAATATTAAACCAAGTATCCGGTCCAGTTGATACATTTAATCAAACCTATAGACTATATGGATCATATGACACAGGATCTTTACCGTTTGTATTGAATGATTATGTTATTCAACCAACCACTGGAGCATTTGGTTATATTCAAGATATATACAAAGACAATTCTAACACAGTAACAGGATTTGCAATCAGTACTACAAAGGGTACATTCCAAGCTGGATATGCAGTAAAATCTGCAGATCAAGTACTTAAGAGTTACTCGGTTTCTTCCGTAATTCAGCCAGATCTTATTAAATATACAGGTGATATTGTATATGTTGAAAATATTACACCTATTCCAAGATCTAATACTCAATCGGAACAGTGTCAACTTGTATTGCAATTTTATTAATTAACGAGGAATAGATGCCTTTACAGACTAACTTCAATGTATCTCCATTTTATGATGATTATAATGCAAATAATAATTATCATAGAATTCTGTTTAGACCCGGTATTGCTCTTCAAGCAAGAGAGCTGACCCAGCTTCAAACTATTCTTCAAAATCAAATTGAAAGATTTGGTGATAATATCTTCGTTGAAGGTACTATTATTCAAGGGTGTACATTTAATTATGACCCTAATTACTATTATGTAAAGTTACCAGATCTCATGGTAAATGGTGCACCAACATTAGCATCAGCATATGTTGGTTGGACTGCAGTTGACCCAGCATCTAATCTTCAAGCTATTGTAATTAATTCAAGAATTGGATATGAAACTCAAGCTCCATTCTTGAATACAATTTATGTAAAGTATATCAATAGCGGTGTATATGCTAATGGTACACAAGTTCAGCAATTTGCTAATAATACTATTCTTAAGTTCTATGCCGGTTCATATAATTCTGGTAACACTGCAAATTATCAAAGCTTTTATGATACTGCATTAGCCGGAGATCAAAATGGCCAGCTTAACGGTGTTGATGTATTCCCAACTGGTACAGGTTATGCATTCTCAGTAAGCGATGGTATTATCTTCCAAAAAGGACATTTTGTTCGTGTTCCAAATAATACCAGTGTAGTAGTCAGTGCTTATACTAACTATCCAAACAATGTGTCTGTAGGCTTTGTTACAGATGAAAATATTATTACAGAATTAAACGATCAATCATTATTAGATAATGCTGCAGGTTATACTAATGCTAATGCTCCAGGTGCATGGCGTCTTCAACTTATGCCAAGACTTGTAGTATCACAAACAGATACTATTCCTGCAAATAACTTCCTTTCATTAGTAAGATTTGAAGACGGTAATGCTGTAAAGGTAAATCAAACTACACAGTATAATGTTCTTGGTGATGAACTTGCTCGTCGGGAATATGAAACCAGCGGCGACTTCGTAGTAAATCCATTTACAGTAAGTACTGAGCAATATACTACAAATACATCTTATTTTAAAGCTGTTGTAAGTTCTGGTCTTGCATACATTGATGGATATAGAGTTGAGCAAAAGAATTCATCAAGACTCGGTGTACGTAAAGGTCTTGACACTAAGACTTTAAATGGTCAAACAGCAAGTACTCGTTATGGAAATTATGTAAGAGCTAATGAGTTTGTTGGACAATTTAAGATTGGATCTAAAGTATACTTATATGATACTGCAACACAGGCTCTTACAAATGATATTTTTGCACCAAATCCAACAGGAAATGTAATTGGTACAGCTACTGTTATTTCATTAGCATATGAAACCGGTGTAATTGATACAAACACTGCAATATATGATATCTATCTAAAAGATATCACTATGAATAGTGGAAGAAACTTTACAGATGTAAGATCTGTTTTTGCTAATACTTCAGGTGGAGCAAATACTGCTCTTGCTGATCTTGTATTAGAATATAATATTACAAAGCAAGCAAATGTTGCAGTTATTAAAGACGCAACATTTAGTAGTCTTGTATTTCCAACTGGTAAAGCTGCAGTACAAACAATTCAATCTAATGCATTGTTTGTTTATAAAACAAGCAGCACAGTTCAATTTAATACTTCCGGTCTGGCAAATCTTCCAATTCTGACTTCTGGTAAGATTTATGATTATGGAGTTGGTACATTATCGGCTGCTGAAGAAGCATCTATTATTATTGTTCCTTATAATACAACTAATGTATCTACAACAACTGGTACAGCTTCAACCAATACTTCATCTAATCAAGTAAATGGTTCTGGAACATCATTCCTTTCGCAATATCAGATTGGTGATTACATTATTGTTGGAAATGATTATAGAAGAATTACGAATATTGCTAATAACACTGCACTATTTGTTGATAGTAATTGGCCAGCTATAAATTCTGGTCAATCACATAATAAGTGTTATCCAGCATATATTCCTATCAATATTACTGATAGAAATTCTATTGTTACACTTGCAAATTCAACATCGATGTCAGTACAACTAAAGTCTGCAGCGGGTTCTGCTGAAACATTTGCAGTTGGTCCAAATACTGAAATTTATTATAATGTATCACAACAAACTGGTGCAACACCTAAGACAGTTAATACAACTATAGTTTGTATTGATACTGCTTATAATCTTGCATTAAATGGAACAGTAAATGTTTCTTCTACATCAGCTAGTGTAACAGGTGCAAATACTAAATTTAGTTCATATATTCTTCCAGGATATAAGTTATACCTTGCAAATAATAACTCAAACAGTGCATTTATTGGTACAGTTGCTAATGTTGCAAATGATACAGCATTAACGCTTACAAGCAATGCTTCTTATACTGGAACTAATCAGAATATTATATACAGTGCTAATAATTCTCGTGGCCCGGCCGGTCCTTGGCCTCTTGGATTCCCAGATGCTTATAATCTATTAGCAGTTTATAGAACTAGTGCAAATCAAGGGTTCACAGTATCGCCTGAATATAATGTATCCGGATCATTTGCAATTCAAACAAATCAGACTGATACTACATATAATATTTCAAATCTTATTTTAAGTCCTACAAGTAGCTTACAGCTTAATAACGGTGATAAGCTTACCGTTGTGTATAGAGTGTTTAGACCAACATCAACCCAGCCTGGATTCTTTACAGTAGATTCTTATCCAATTGATGACGCAAACACTGCTAATACTATAGCAATTACAACTGATACTATTCCAACATATACTACATCGTTAGGAAAGACTCTTGCATTAAGAGACTCTATTGATTTTAGAGAATATGTATCTAATACAGTTCCTCTTTTTGCAAATCTTTCTCAAGCAGTAGCTGCTAGTGCTGGAATTAATCCTTCAGATAATACTACATTAACTGCACAAGCATTTGTAACACCAAATCAAGTGTTTACATACAATGTTACATACTATCTGCCAAGACAAGATAAGATCTTCTTAAATGGTGCAGGAAGCTTAAGTATTGTTGAGGGAATATCTTCTGATAATCCAGTTCCTCCTGCAGATCAACCAACATCTATGACTTTGGCTACACTTTCAATTAGTCCATATCCTACATTACTTCCTAAGTTTACAAGTAAAAATAATATTACAGTACCAAAGGTTGTATCAGTATCTGCACAAACACGCAGATATACTATGTCTGATATTGATAAGCTCAATAAGAGAATTACAAGCTTAGAATATTATTCATCTTTATCATTACTTGAACAGTCAACAACTGCTTTAAACATTCAAAGTTCATTAACTGGACTAAATGTTTATAAGAATGGCATCTTTGTTGATAATTTCAATGATACTACTGGAGCAAATTTAACTGATAAAGAATACTTTGTTTCTAGAGATGCAACAGAATCTTCACTGATTCCTGCATTCGAAGAAAGAATTTATGACTTCATGTATGATCCAAATGAAAATAATGGAAATGGATTATACGCAGCATCAGGTGATCTTGTAACTCTTCCATATAATGAAGCAGTATTATTAACTCAACAATCAGCAACAAGAACAAGAAATTGTACAGCCGGTTTCTATAATTGGGTAGGTACTCTCAAGACTGCACCTACATATGATAACTTCATCGATGTTCGTGTAAACTCTGTAGTAACTACAATCAATAATATTAGTAATATCACAAATAATACATATAATAACATTACTAATATTACTAATGATACTACAAACAATACATATAACAATACTACTAACAATATTAGCAATATCACAAATATTACTCAAAGTGCAGCAGCTTCTACTTCTAATCCAGTATCGGCCGGTGCAGCTAATCCAGGTGTAGTATTCCCACTACCAACAAAAACTGGAAATAACGGTATTGTTTCAGGCGGTGTAACAAATAATAGCGGAACTCCACCTACAGTTCCTTCAGGTACTGCAATAACAACTATTGTAGCATCTCCACCAATTCTTAGTACATCTGTTAGCGATCCATCAGTAGATACTACAGTTGGAGGATATGATATAACTGTTCCTGATAGTTATACTTCGTATGTTCCTGGAGATTCTGGACAAGGAACTACAATAGATCTTAATGCAATTGATTCTGCATTAGCCGGATTACCAGATATAGCATCGTCTGTATTGGATTCTATTCCATCAGTAAATACACCAAATACACCAACAGATACTACACCAATTTCAGTATCTAGTAGTACGCAAGGAGATATTGCATCTTTAATTGATACAGTTGCTATAGATTCATCATCTCAAATTACACCAACAGATACTGGAAGCGTTTCAACATCTATAACAACAGATCCATTAGCAGCAAGATTAAGTGATACAAACTTTAATGGTCCTACAAATATTACATATGATACTCAAACACAAGGTATCGATGCAGAATATAATCTTGATGGAGGAGCTATTGGGTTCGGAGGCGGAGGAGGCGAATTCCTTGCTCTTGGTTTAGATGACATGACAAAGAATTATTAATTAAGGAATAATTTATGACTACTACACCCATTGTAACAGCATTAGATTCATCAATAGTTTCACCTGTAGGAGGTCTTACGACAGTACAGGTTGGAGACTATCAAACAGATGGTTCTAAGCTACCATTTATTCGTGAACAGACTATTGGTCTTTATGCAACTGGCATGAAACCCAATACTGTGTTATATGTGTATTTTGACTCTACAGCCATTTCACAATTTGTTACTCCAGCAACATTAGATTTTTCAATTATAAATCCTCAAGTTACAGATTTTATTCCTACTGCACCTCGAGGTACATATTTGACTTCTGATGCTAATGGTAATGTATCTGGTATTCTTTATATTCCGGCATTAAAGTTCTTTGTTGGTACAAAAACAATTATCATTACAGATGTTCCAAATCTTGCAAGTTTTAATTCTTGCACAACATCTGCAACATTCTTATTCAATGCATTTAATTTTACGACAAGTACTATTTCTGGTACAACACAAACAAATACATCTACAACTACAAATGATAATACTTCAACATCGACAAAGGTTGTATCTACTCGTCCAGTAACAAATGTAACAGAAAATAATACTGATAATTCTACAACTCAAACAAACACTATTATTACTCCACCTCCGCCACCACCACCTTCTCCACCTACACCACTGCCTACTTTAGTTTTAAATGCAAATCTTCCAGATGCAAAAATTGGAGCAGCATATTCGGGCATTGTAGCACCTTCTGGAGGTAAGCCCCCATATTCTACTACATGGGCGCTTAATGGAGCTCCAACGGGGCTTCTCGCGACTGCAGGAGCGGCTGGTACAGTATCTGTAACCGGTATTCCAACTGGAACTGGATTATTCTATAGTGCTTCTATTACAGTAACAGTTAATGATTCTAATGGTGGATCAACTACACAAACATATCCAATTAATGTGTTTGGTACATCAGCTGCAAATACTGCTGCAGATGGCGGTGTAAAAGCTGCAAACGGTACTCTTGTTAATACACCTATGACAGAAACACTTGTACGTGTAAGACGTCGTGATCAAGATCCAATTGCTCAAAGCTTCTATGTAGATGAAAACAGATTTAAGAATTTGGATGGAATCTATGTAACTTCTGTAGATTTATTCTTCCAAACTAAAGATCCAATATTAGGTGTTACAGTTGATATTGTGACTGTGCAAAATGGTCTTCCAACAAGTACAAGTATTCCATTTTCTAGTAAAACAATGAAATCATCTGAAATTAATATTTCATCTCTTCCAGATACACCAACTCGTATAGTATTCCCATCGCCAGTATTTCTTTCTAGCGGAAACTACTATGCATTAAGAATTACTCCAGATGGTGATAATCCAAACTATACAATATATACTTGTGAAGTTGGTAAAACAGATCTGCTGACCAATACTCCAGTAACAAAGAACTGGGGTTCAGGCGATATGTTTAATTCAACAAATGGAAATACTTGGGTGCCTTTACAGAATGAATTCTTAAAGTTTAATCTTTATATGGCAAACTTTACTACAAACATAGGATCTATAAAGCTTGTCAATAAAGACTATGAATTCTTGATGGTTTCAAATAATGTTGGAACATTCAATCATGGTGAATATGTATTCCAATATGCAAATGCTTTATTCTCAAATACTACAAATTCAGGTGCTGCTGTAGTTATGGCAACTAATAGTCAAGTTGTTCATGTTAATACATCAAGTAATGCTGCATTTACAAACAGTGTTGCTGGATTTACAGTACTTAATCCCGGAAACAAAATTGTAGTATCAAATGGAAGTGCATTCGATATACTTACAGTAGCTAATGTTTCTAATTCTACAGTAATTAATATTGTTGGATATCCTAAGTTTAGTACATCAAATGGTACTATACAAATTACACCTCTTGGAACAGTAGACTTCTATGATAGATCTAAGTTTAGTCTTACTTTAGATAATTCAACTGCAAACTCTTCATCATTCTGCTTCAAACCAGGTAACATTATTATTGGAACAGAATCATGTGCAGGTGCAACTATTGCTACTGTAAGAAACAGAGTTATTAATAGATTTAATCCATATCTTTCAACTGTGCAATATCAGAATGCACAAGTTCAGTATGATATGAAAAATACTGTTAAAGATGAATACACTGATACACCATTTACTACATATCCATCTAATAAGACCAGTCATATTCTTGATAATGAAGTTATTATTGCTTCAAAGACAAATGAAATTATCTATAGAAGCGGTAATAAATCATTAGTTGCCAATGTTATTATGACAACAAGCAACAACTTTATTTCACCAGCTCTTGATCTTCAAAGTGCTTCTATTGTTACCGATTATAACTTAATCAATAATAGTTTATATCTTGAAAATACAAAGAATGGTCGTGCAGTCAATAAGTATATTTCAAAGACTGTAACACTTGCACCAGGTTTAGATGCAGAAGCATTTACCACATACATCAATGCATATTGGCCTCCAGCAGCAAATGTTGCAGTATATGGCAAATTCTTATCATCAAATGATCCAGGTCTGTTTGATGATAAAGACTGGACATTATTAGAACAAGTTGGTGGAAATGGATTATATTCAGATCCATATAATCTAAATGATATTAAAGAATATCAATTTAAGATTCCAGTATTACCACCAACAGATGCAAAAACTGGTGTAATTATTACACATGGTAATACTACAATTTCTGGTACTGCGACAGCATTTACACAAGATGTTGCAGTAAATGATCTAATTGTTCTTTACCAAGACTCGGCATTAACAATGTATCAAGTTGCAAAGGTGGTTAATATTACTAATGATTCTACATTGACCATTGATACTCCTGTTGGATTCTCTAACACAGTCATAGGTAGATATAGCATTATCACACAACCAAATCAAGCATTCTTGAATGATTTGAACCACGGTATTGTAAGATATTACGCTAATGGTGTACCATATGATACATTCATTACTTTTGCTATTAAAATTGATCTTTTATCGCAATACTCATATCAAGTTCCACGTATTCTGAGCTTAAGATCAGTAGCTACATCGGTGTAATATGAACTACGTTAAAACAGAGGATAAGAATTACATGAGAGATGTCAATAGTAATGCAATCCTAAATACTAACATAGAAGGTTTAACGATGTATAAACTACAACGTGAACAAATTTTGAAGAACTCAAAACTTGCTGACGAAGTACAAAGTCTTAAGTCCGATATACAGGATATAAAGGAGCTTCTTATGAGGATCGCAACAAATGTTAAGTAAAAAGCCATCTGACAAGAAAAATAATTTTAATCCTTTTGATACACGTGATAGTCGAGCAGTTGCTATTGATTCTACATTAAATAAGATATTAGAATTAAAACAAGATATTGAAAATATGAAAAGAGAGATTAATAGTATCGTGGAGAATAGATTTAATGGCTAAATATTATGCAAATATTCAACCCGAATTTGATACATTCGGAGTTTGGATTGCCAAGACTAATAATCTACTCAACGATATATCAACTATTGTTATTACTGTAGATGGAACAACCGACGGTGCAGTAACAACAGGTAATGCCTTTGTCAATGGATCTCTTGGTGCAACTACATTAGTAGTTAATACTGCAATCAGAGGTGGAAACGGTTCTGTTTCCGGTATATTAGCTGTAGCATCAAATACTTTATTCCAATACAATGTAAATGTTGCTGGTGTTTTATCGGCAAATATTGCAACAATCAATAGCGCTAATGTTGGAAATCTTCAAGTTGGATTTTTAACAGCTAATATTGCAAATGTTGCTACACTTATTGCAAATACTGCAACTATTAATACATTAAATGTATCAACTCTTAATGTAACTGGATCTTCAGCAGCATTTAATGTACCTGTAAGCTTTAATGCTAATGTAAGCATGAATAACAATTATTTGACCAATGTATCCTTTAAAGGATATAATGAGTTCTTAAATAATGTTTCATCAGCATCAGGTACAGTTACATTAGATCTTGCTGCTTCAAACTTCTTTGTTCTAAATCTTGTTGGAAATGTTACATTAGCATTTAATAATGCTCCTTCTGGTAAGGCTGAAACCTTTACTATAATTGCGATTCAAGATGGTACTGGTGGTCGTACTATTTCTTGGCCTTCTGGAACCAAGTATGCTGGTGGAGTAGTTCCACCACAAACAACTGCAGCAAATGCAATTGATGTTTGGACAGTATTAACCTTTAATGGACTGAATATAGCATCACTATCTGTCAAGAACGCGAGTTAAAATATGCCTGTATCTGGTGGCGATTATGGTTTAGAAAAAACATGGAGAGCTTCTGGAATAGGTACAGTTACATTTAATTCTCCAGGTAATTTTACTATTCCATATGGTAAAAACTTAATCTCATTCTATGGTCAAGGTGGAGTTGGTGGAAACTCTACACCTAACTATTCAGTATCACCAGGTGCTGCTACAGCATATAGCACTACAGGTGGAAATATTTCTACTTATAACACAGTTCCTGGATCAGCTAATTACTCTATAGTGCCAGGAACTATAAGCGGATATAATACAACTCCTGGTAATAATCCAGCTTCGTATAATACTACAGGTGGAAATATAGCAGCATACAATACTGTTCCAGGTAATCCTGCTTCTTATTATGTTTCAGGAGGAACTGTTGCTTCATATAGTACGGTTCCTGGAAGCGTAGCTTCATACTATGTTGCTGGAGGTACGCCTTCCACATATGCTGTTTCTTATCCAAACTATGCTTATATTAGTCAGATCACATCAAATATTCCATCATCAACAGGAATTAATTTGACTAATGGAGCAAGCAGCGATCACTTAGCTGGCTGGTATCTTAATAGACACGGAACAGATTATTATTATGCTGATCAGGGACCATATAATACAAGTAATGGTGCAACTAATGGTCAAATTTGTCAAGCTAATGCTCCATTTAATGGTGACGTAAACCCATCTTGCGCTCTTGGATTAGTAGTAAGATATCAACAATTTATTAGTACTTATTGCTTAGGTGGAGCAACATGGCCAACTGCATATCTTGAGCATCAAACACAAAGCGGCGGTTGGACTTTCTTTGGATATAATGTTACATACGTTGCTGGAGCAAGACCAACTGGATACGCAAGTATTGGTGCAATATTAGCAGGTGATGCATTTGCAGCTGCAATACTTCCTTATATTATTAATGCTGCTATTCCATCAGGTGGAGCACAAAATACATTACTTAATAGATTAAAAACATATACTTGGACTTCTGGAAACATTGCTTCAAACTTCGCAGACTTTGCAGCATATGCAGGAAGCCTAGCTGGTGGTCAACCTGCTACATATAATCCACCAACAACATATGTTACTTCTATTTTAGAACGTCATCATCATACTGTATCTGGATTTACTACAGTATATGTTGGTGGATACAACCCACCAACAGTATTATATGGAACTTGTCCAGCTTATGTGCTTAATGCTAATGGATGGACTACAGCTTACTTATGTACTACTGGTCCAGGAACAGTTGCTTCATATAATCCAATAGCATATACTGTAACATCATATAATACTCTTTCATATCCAGTTGGAAGTTATAATCCTCCAGCATATCCGGTAGCATCATATAATCCTCTGTCATATCCAGTTGCTTCTTCTAATCCTACTACATATCCTATATCAGCTTATAATACAATATTATATCCTACAGCATCATATAATGCTCCTACATACGCAATTGCTGGATATAATTCACCATCATATACAATTTCTGCATATAATTCTCCAGCCTATCCAGCAGCAACTTATAATACAATATTACATCCGGTAACTGCATATGCTCCTCCAACATATCCTATAGCTGGGTATAATGTTGGTGGAAATGGAGGAATATCTTCAGCATTTGGTGTTACAATGCCTGGAGGAATTGGTGGATACGCACCAGTTATTTCAACAAGTTATATAAATCCATATGTATATCCAGATAATACTACGTATCCTATAACCGTTGCTCCTGGTGGAGTAGTAGTTATAAAATCTGAATAAGGTAAGTAAATGAGCGCGCAATTTACAACATACATAGGTACATATAATAGAGAACACGAACACGGTATCAATATAGATGACACCAATAAAAAGTCATCTAATGTGCTGTATATTGGATTTGATGGTGATCCTAAACTTACATTTAAAGTTCAAAGAGATGATCCAAATCAATTAAAAGAATTTGATAGACTTATAGATGTATGCTTAAAATCAAAAGATTCTTTTGAATATGAAATTCCAGATAATAATACGTTAATCATAAAAGCAGATTTTGGAAATCAACCAAATAATACATGGTTAAATGTAAATGATACTTGGGTATCAAATAGTTTACCATACACAATAACTACATATAAAGAAGATTTTTGTGTATCAATCTTAGATATCACAGAATCAGATCCAATCTTAAATGTAAAATATTGCAGATTAAGTAATGGAAATATTACATATTCATCTTCAAATAATAAAGATGTGTTTGTAATAGGTATGAAATATACTATAAATGGAAATACATATTATAATAGTAATCACCATAGAGCTATGAAAGAATTTGCTAATACTAATTTAGACATAACACTTTCCACTGAAGATCTATGTTTTGTAGCAGTTATAGAATATAAATGATAATACATGAAAAAAGTAAAGTTGCAATACTGTTAAATCCAAAAACAGGATCTACTACACTTTGTGATATTTTTCAAAAGTATGATGTTGATGTTTGCATACACGATCATAAAACTTTAACAGATTTTAGAGAAGAATATTCAGATCATTCTGAATATAAAATTTATTCATTCTATAGAGAACCTATAGAAAGATTTAAGTCTGCATATAATACAGCACTTAGCTTACACAATCATAGAACATTTAGATTTATTCTTTTAAAGAATGTATCTAAAAAATCAATATCAATGTATGATGTGGCTAAACCTATTTCAGAAGAAAATATTGAATATCTAAAAAACATATCTCCATATGAAATGCTTACGGCTTTAAACACTGAAGATATTAATAAGATAAGATCATTTACTCCATTATTTGCAAATCAAATACAATGGATAGATGATTCAGTAACAACACTAAACTTTGAAAACTTTGAGTCAGAAGTAAAAATGCTTATTGAAACCTGCGGATTTGATTCATCAAATCTAAAAAAGATTCCAAAACTGAATAAATCTACAGATATATATAACTATAGAAGATTTACAAAAGCTGATAAACAAGCTATCAAAAAGTTCTATAAAGAAGATTATAAATTTTTTGAATCTAAAAATATCATTTTTTAATTTGGAGTTATATAATGGTTTTTCGTGTCAATAAGTATGCAGCGC